AGCACGATTCCGGGATTGCCAAGCAAGTTTAACTTGGAGTAGGTGACCCTTTCGGAGTCCGTGAATTGATAGCCAGGTTGAACTGAAAATGTAATAGCCATGTATTATGTCAGGGTTGAGTCTTGTGCTGCAGGGACATGCCATTTACCACTTGTGTCATGAACGAAAATAGCGTGACGGGCATGGTAGAGAGTGCGGTTTGCCCCAAACGCACCATCAGCCCAATCCGTTGAGGTGATCGTGATGTTGGAAGCGGACGAGTGTTTGTTGACGATAATTTTTATACCGGCAATTCCAACCGTTGGAGTGGGCAGTGCGTACGTCAGTGACGATGTTATAATGCTTACCACGTATCCGCTCGTAACAGCATCGGTCTCTACGGTCAGAAGTGACTGAAGAAAAGTGACTGCATTACCCAGGCGAATGGTTGGGTTGCCTCCTTCCCCATTTGCATTTGTCCACTCCAGGCCAGTTGATGCCAGGAAGGTTTTCGGTGTTGCCCCACCGTTCCCGTCGAGCTGAACAAACCCTGGTGTTCCGCTTAAATTATCGATGGACCTGATGTTCCCATCAGCGTAGTTAAGTTGCTCGATGCTTGTGATGAATTCGTCTCTGGTAACGGTTGTTGCACCAACTGGACCGTTCACCGAATCGATTGAAAAGTTATTCGTACTGTCTGGCATATTCTTATGTGTGTTGTCCTTCTCGTCTTTGCCCCTGGCTGGACCCTGCTGCAATGGAATGGATTCTTATCCGTCCTTCAAGACCTTGGAGTTTTATCTGAAAAAATGACCCTCTCTGGTCCACCCTCAATTTGTGGGTGTAGTGTTGGTGGAGGTCTAAAACTAGTCCAGAAGAACCCAGGGAAGTGCCACCACCCAGAGATGTGTCCAGGACAACTGAGTAGTCCTCTTTTCCTCGATTCTCATGGTCGTCGTTTACGTTAGTGAGGGGCCAGTCTTCGGTCGCAAAGGTTAAAAATTTCTGACGGTCAGGGAATGTGAATGAGGTGTCATCCAGGAGGACTGTCTCCTCATTGACTCCATCAACGATCCCTGTCACTTTGTATTTTGGGTCCCAGGTGCTGATAAAAACCCGGGCCTCCTGGAAGCGTTTTCGGTTGCTGTTAAAACCGTAGCCTCTGCTGACAACCTCAAACTCAATAGGTATGTCCTGGGCCATGTTGGACTTGGTGCATGTAACCTTTACGTAAGGGTCACTCGCCCTTACCAGCATTGGGTTGGGGTCCACAAACCTGACTCCGCAATCCAGTTGGTAAACTGCCTCTGTCGAATGTTCCCAGCCTTCGGTGGTGTATCCCTGCCATAAATTATCTGCAGGTGTCCCACAATGCTCGCCGGACTCCTCTCCCATGTCCCAGGTTGAATCGTTTTCCAGGGAGTTTGTTTGTGGGTCTTCGACGAAATTGTTTGTACCGTCACTCAGCAGGTCTCCACCACTCTCCTCCAGTTTGGACAATCTTGATCCAACCACCCTGGTACCATTGTTGACCTGAATGGTGTTCCCGATTGATGGTTGTGCGGTCAGAACAACGTCACAGGAGAAAGATGTCTGATCTGTCCTGGTTGATTCGGTCTCTCCATACTCGTAAAGACCAACGACACCCTCGTAATCGACAAAGAACAATTGTTCTGACCCATGATGGTCTGCCACAAAGAAATATTTAATGCGGATGGCAGATCCTTCGTCGTACCCTGCCCAGGCTTTGTTTACAAAATCGTATACAAGGACCGCATTGTTTTTCTGACTCCCGTCCAATGGGACAGATAGATAGTACCTATTTTGCCAGTAGGCTGCACATGCTGTCTTGTTCGCTATCGGCATGTCGATCCTGTCGATGACAGGTTGCATTGGTGTACTGACAGGCTCGGAAACTCCTTGCAGTTTGTTTTGCTCGGTCTGTCGCAAAGAGACAACTCCCCGGGCAGACAGGAACCAGAGGTCAGAACCAGTGTTGGCAATTGATCTGGGACCAACGAGTCCATACTCAGTTGTGACCAGGTCCAGTGTTGCATTCGCAGACCAGTCACCAATTAGACCGGACACTGCGTAGATGGAAGTGTCCTTAAAAACTACGACCGTTTGGTCGTTGAATGGGTACAGTCTTTGGATGTTGTCTGAGTCCCCCTGGTTAATTTTAAAGGATGCATAGACCGGATCATACTCCGTATAGGATAGAATATCTGACACCGCAACATGGTCCGCTTTATAGCCACCAACAGGTTTGTGGGGGACCAGTAATCGGTTCTGGAATGACAGGGTTGTTTTTGAGTTCGGGATGTTTTCAGTGCCACCCGAACCAGAGGCCTGTGGTGCCTCAACGAAACCAATTTCAAAATCTGATAGAACCAGGTGAGAGAGTGAGTCACCCCTGGAAAGAATGCACTTATCGAAGGCCTGGGAGAACCAGTATGCGTCTTCGGTATTTGTGTCTTGGTAAAGTGTTTCGGGGACGGTTAATGGGACGCTGCACTTGACTTGTACAGCATTGTTCCCGGGCCTGACCCTGTAAATTTGTATTGTTGAATTGTCCGTGGATGATGCCACCAGGATCCAGTCTGATCCCATGGGATCGTTCCATACGCCGATCCCGAAGACCTTGCCGAAATTTCCCTGGATGTTTTGTTCCCAGTTAATGTCCCCCTGGTTCCACTCGATGGGCCACTCCAGGGCATTAGTCACATTGGTCCAGGTGACAGGGAATGTTCCCTTCCGGGGTTCAGCTATACCGTTTCGAAACCGGGCATTTTTGGCCAGGCTAACATAACCAGGCTGCAGAAGGTGAGGACTGGTCCGCATGTTGACGCCGATGAATCCGTTGTCTCCATCTGGTATCTGTGGATCGTCATTTGTACTGTAATTTCGGTGATCTCTCATCAGCGGAAAAAGCCTGCCTTGACCAGTGCCTGGTTCAGCAGGTTGTTACTATTGTCCAACGACAGGCTCATGGCCCGGTCGCTTGCACGTAACGCTTTCTCACACCTGCGACTGTTATACACTTCCCGGAGACGATCTACAATGGACGACTGGGTTGGTTTCGCCCAAAGACCTCCATTGGCATAAACTCCCTGGGCAGGTTCCAAAGTGTAATCCAGGGGATAACCTATCTCCTCATCGTACCACTCGGAGATGCCCCCAAACGGGACCGCAATGACACTCCTGCCAGTTGCTGCTGCCTCATGCTGGTGCAACCCCCACCCCTCTCCGTAGGACGTTGAGAGAAGGCAATCCAGACCGGCGTACCATGCTGCTAATTGTTTGCGAGACCAAAACTCTTTTTTAACTTCAATTCTCGGATCACCAACATCTATGTCCGGGTCGTCTGGATGCATCTTCACCAACAACCTCACATCCTTGACCTTTCTTGGAAATGCTTTCTTCCAGGCATCAATGCTGTCCTTGAATCCCTTTCGGCAACCTCCAACAGATGTTCTCCCTGCAGTCCCGAAAACAAACACATCTTTTGGTACCGGTGGTTGGTAGTGAAAGGTGTCAGTGTCGATCCCCAGGGGGACCTTTACCATGGGCCTTTTAACTCCCTGGGCATTCCATACACCTATATTCCAATACGATGGGCATACGATTAATTCCGCCCGGTTTAAATTGATGACTGACTCTTTGGGGATCCTGGTCGTCTCCCACATGGAGTTGTAAACAACTCTCTTGTCTCCGGTGGGGAAAAACGTGGGACAATGTATGACCATTTCCCATGCGTCCCTCTGTTCCCGGTTCACAATTGTTTCATGGACCAGTTTTGGAATAGGGGCCTTCCCCAGGTCCGTGCTTATGGGACGCAAGGCAACCTCTCTTCCAAGCTTTTCCAAACCTTCAACAACACGAAAACAGTGGAGACTGTAGCTTGTGTAACCGTCCACCACCCCTCTAACAACACACCTTTTTTTTGTCATTAGTTTATGTCATTCAAAACTGATTGCACCAGGGTTTCTGTCTTGTTCATTTTTTGCTCGGTCTTCGCTTCACTTTTAACTTCCCTGGCCTTTTGGGCATCAAGTTTTTGGAGTTCGCTTTTGAATTTTTGTGCAGCAGAAATGCCTGACACCGCTGCCTTCCGCCATTGCCTGGAACGAACGTGACTACCGATGCCCAGGACACCAACCAGGAAGGTTGCTGTCAGGGATGCCCAGGGGAATGGTGCGACTGCACCAACAGCATGGATGCCTGCCCTCACATCTGGGTTTAGGACCCATCCGTTTGTGGTGACAATTGTCCTGGTCCCTTCTGAGGTTGGTACCGTGTTAGTGACAACAACAGGGTCGTAAAGGGCATTGCCCAGTTCGCTGGTGCTGCAGCCGGTGGCTAAAAATATCAACCCTACTCCGCTAATTTTCTTTAGGCTTTTTATCATCCTTTTTTTGGTCCTTTATTTTTTGCTGAAGATCCAGCCAGGCTTTATACGCCTGGAGGATTGCGTATGCCAGTGACGCCAGGGTGATCGCTAGTGTTGTTGCGGATTCCAGTCCGGTTGTTGCAACAACTAATCCAACGGTGCTGACCAGCCCTAGTTTAACATGTTCTATCACCCCGGTTGCCCTGGTTCTGTTACGCCCAAACTCGTTCCGGTGTTGCGGGAGTTGGATCACAGAGATAGTCACTCAATCCCTCTGCTGACTCACCGGGCATTAGGCGAATGTTCACGTGGATGCCGTCAAGAAAAGTCGCTTCGCTAGTGACCTCACCCTCTTCATTCAACTCCGCTGGAGTATCAACAATGAGTCCGACGATGTCCGTGTTGCGGTAAAGTTGCCTGTCTTCAAACTCAATTGGAATCGGCTCCCCATCTGGGTCCGTGTTGTCCCAAGCAGTTGGCACTTGCTCAAAAAGAACCGAACGCATTTCTGCTTCGCTTGCGAATTTTAAATATAGGTCTGTATAGCTCATGATTCGTTAGTCAGTTGATTTTAGGATGTGAGTGCAGCGAGTTCTGTCGAGGACAACGTTTGTCCGTAAACTGCAACGCGAGAAATTGTGCCGCCTATTTGTCGGTCATTGACAAACTGCCCTCCGATTTTTAATTCGGTATATTCTGGCAACTCTGCGTCCGTATCCTCGGCAAATGAAGTCCCGTTTGCAGCATGCTTAACCGAGTTATTCTTAGCCGAAATTGCCGCTTTAAAATTTCCGCTAGTAATGTCAGTGGGGTTGTAAAATTCGGTCGGGCCATTCGTGCGAATGTAGCCAGACGCACTTTCCCCAGCACCATTGTATAGACTAATGTAGTTTTGCGAATCTTTACCCAACGCGACTGCAAACCTATTGTTAGCAAAGACTGCTGGGTCGCGATAGTCACCCTCGACCAACAGTGTTACGTCTTGGCTGCTGGTCAAGCCAAAATCAGAAACAGCAACTGAGCAAGAGTCAGCCGACCGCGTTACCGTACTCGAAGTTGTCCCGATGAAACTGCTCGCTGCCGCTGCATCCTCAAGCTGGGCAGATGCGAAAAGCATCCCATCGTAACTATTACCAGTCTCCGAGGAATATGTTGCTGTGCTTTGCATCACAATCGCTAGGTTTACGCTTGAGGTCGCATTCGTGTGAGTAAAACTTACTCTGAACCAGCCATTGCCGCATTGCTCGACGGTGCCGCTACAACCAGCGGATGAACTGATAGAACCACTGCCCGTTAAATTGTAATGAACCATTTGGGTTGAGTGACCGTCCTGCGAAATGTTGAGATAGCTATACTCAAGAGGCTTTACGTAAACCGAAAAGGTTTGAGTTTTGCTGGTGCTCAAAAAGGATAATCGCCTAAAGCGTGGGTATAGGCCCGAACCAGTGCCGCTGGTTAGCTTTGCCGCACTTAATGTTCCGTCTGGACCTATTGCAGCGGTGGATGCCGTGGCACTTAGCGGGTTCCAGACTGCGTTTGTTAAATCGCTTCCGTAGGTCGCCAAATTTGTCGCTTGCGATTCGATAAGCAAACCCTCTGCATTTCCAGTTATAGGGTCAAACTCAAGCCTGGGTTGTCCAGAATTGGCGACTGATTTGAGGGTGCTGGAATACGAGCGGTGTATGCTCCCAGATGTGGGGTTTAGAATTTGCTCTCCGAGGCTGGAGACCTGACACCCCCAAAAATACAAGCCCTTTGTAACGTCACCCAGATAGCTCGTCGAACTTCCGTCCATCAACTCGATTTGCAATATACCCAAATCATTCGATGCGGTATCAGTCGCGACACATTTAAACCAACCCGTTGAGCCTATAGCCGTAATGCTCACCGCATCCATTCCAGTAGTTGTTGCGGTGACTGCGGTTAAATCAAACGTAGCGTTTGAGTCACGCGTATATAATTTAAATTTGGTCCTCCCGTTAGCTTTGGCGAAAACCGTGTGCGTATAGGTGGCTGAAGCTACGCTGGTGTATCGGTCATAAAAAGTGTGAGAGTCGGTGACTGCTGTCTCCAGCACGCTCGATGCTGTCGAGCTTCCGTCTGGTGCGGTGTTATTTGCTGTAGGGACGGTTACTCTGGCTTTGGTCCAGTCGCCGTGCGACAAGTCGTTGGAGTACGGCAGCATATTCTCACTACTCAAATGCTTCTCATTTGACCAATAATGCACGGCTGATGGCGTAGAATCTGCACGAGAAAACGAAATGCGCGAGTCGAGGAACTGGTCAGAACCCGTGGCAAAGTTTAAATTTAAAGACGGGGTTTGAGTGGGAAATGAGTTTGAATAAGACATATCGTTATGCGATTTGGTAGGTTGCGGAGAAGCGAATTGCTGACGCCCCAAAATTGGCATCGGTAAGGACAACGTTTCCAGTTGCTCCCCAGTCGTAAAGGTAAATATCTGAGCCGACGACTCGACCAGTAACGGGGCTGGTGAGTCCTGTCATAATTTCTGCTGACCCTACCACGACCGAACCGACTACATCACCGGCAGCAGAACAAGCAAAAGGAAGTCCGTTAATCAATGCTGTTCCGGTGTCACTTCCTTTGCTAGACAGATAAACAAAGCCTTGGACAGTAACCATATTGCCCGTCCTAGCCCAGTGTCCATACTGGTTGTTATAAGCTACGCCCGTGCTGCCTCCCCCAAAGCTCACCGTGGGTGTCCAAGTTCCCTCTTCGTAGAAAGCGTCGAAGTCAAGCCACGCACCCGAATTTAGCATGCCGTTCACGGATACCTCGTTGGCTGCTGTGCCTACGTTTGGCACTTCCAGGTTTAGTTTTGCAGTGTCTTTGCTGGCTACGTCACTGAGGTTGTTTGACTCCTCCAGGTAATCACCGCTGACTCCTGCACTGACCTGGGAGATTAAATTGTCTTTTGTCATCTTTCGAGTGCCAGAAGTTGCACTGTCTGTGATCACAAAATCGTCACTGGCAAACGAAGTGCTTGCCGTGCTGATGTCTTTTATGCGTTTGTTTGCCATGGGAAAAAATTAGTTTGAGTCTGCGATAATTATTTGATCAGAGTTTTCATCGATAATGCCGTCTGCATTTTCGTCCACCAGGAGATGCTCAAAGATCACCGTCTCCCCAGAGGGAGCAGATTGCGTGAGTCCAAAGCCGAGTCCTAGTCCTGCATTGTTCATACGTTATAAGCAGTTATCTCTCCGGTGCTGACAACGATTTGAGTTGCAGAACAGCAACGCCATGTTGAGCCAGCAGGTAAAGCGATGTTTGTTAAACTTCCGCTCAAGTTGCTCGACGTGATCGATGAGAGAACTGTTGCAGTGTGTGCAAAAACGTATGAGAAATTACCGTTAATCGTCCCTGCTCCGTCCTGGCGTGTTGCAGTGCTAGAACCAAGGTGACCATCGTCACCAACTCGGACTGTCCGGTACTTATCGTCGTTATCTACTCCGGTGATTAGTGTTGGCATAATTTTCTAGTAAGTTGAGACCTGCAGTCTGGTTGTTTGGCCTTGCTGAGTATGAAGCTTCAAAAGCTCATGGTCTAAGGCACCTCGGGCATCAGATTCGGCTACCCTGGCTCGATCCAATTCACCATTGTGTCGCAGGTAATCTGCATATGTTCCTCGGATAAGGTAGTCAGCAAACAGTTCAGGGACTGTGACTAGATCCCAATATGTTGGTTGAGTTGTTGGGCTGTTATCGGCACCAGAAGCGACAGGTTGATTTGCCACGTAGAAGTTGCCTTGTGTCTTGTCGTAGACCTGATCGTTCAGATTATAAGCAGTGGACTGGGAGTAAACCTCTCCTGTCAGTGCTGGTGGCAGTTTGCGAAACAGGATGTAAACGGTTGTATTGTTTTCTGCAATCTGGACACCGTTTTCGCTTAGATACCAAGTGAGATCCTGGTTGTCCTGATTTGCTTTTGGGCTTTTATTCCAGACCGCAAACACCTCTGAGATCTCAGTTTTTCCAGGTTGATTGAGTGCAACGTAGTTGCCTTCATCTCCACCTGTTTGAGTTACCGTCCGTTGTTCAGTGGAACAGGTCGAAGGCCATTTGGCAGCTTGCCATCCAAACTTGATTCGCCTGGATAACAGGTCTCTGAATAATCGCCATTCAACTGTTGGCAAGGTTGCAAATTCAATGCCTGCCAAGTTCAAGACTTGGATCAGAGTTCTGCCATAATTGAGTGGGCTAAGAGCCATACCCTACCTGTATTTTCCCAGTCCCTTGGGACTTCACTTTCAGCTCTGGATTCTTCTCGGAAATGTATCTCCTGAAATTGGGGTCTTTCCAGACCTCCTTACCTTCTCGTCGAGTCCATTCATGGTAGACTTTTGAATCTACTTCCATGACTGGCTTCCCGATCCCGTTGATGGATTTTCGGTTTTGATTTTGACTGGCGATTTGTTTCTGCCTACGTGCAGCTTCACCATGGCTACTCTCGTAACCTTCATAGTGGTCTTTTGCCAATCGATCCCTGAGCTGATCTGAGTAATCGGACATATAAAATTTTAAAAGAAAGCGTCCCTCAAATGGGGGGACCACTCGGTCCCCCCGTGTCCGAGGGTTGGTTTTACCTCAGTTTCCCAAGGCAAATTCTATTAGAGTGTTGGGCTGAATTGAGCCAAGCCAATCGGGTTTCTGACCTGCAAGGTTGATCGGCCTTCGATCAGGAACCTTTCACCGCCACCAGTATCTTCAAACTTTTCTATGGTTGGTTGCTTGTTAGTCCGTAGATCCAGCATATCCATATCGAGCAAATATCCACGTCCAGCTTCCTGAGCGAAAGAAACGCCAGGTCGATTTGCACCAATGAAGTTGTCTGCAATGACCTCAACAGAACCAAAATCACCATCAAAAATGGTGGTCGTATTGGAGATGCGAGTGCCATCACCGTCATAGTTCAGATTGCGCTGAGAGTATCCAGCAGTAGCAATTGTGCGAGTGAAGTCAGTGAATGCTCGACGCAAAGTTGCATCAGCGAATAGCTTGTAATCACCAGACATTCCAGTTGCTCCCCAGATAGTCTGGAGGACTGCCTGGATGTCACTTTCAGTGATGCTGGCTGTTGCTGTTCCGATAATTTGACCTGCTGCAGGACGGTAATTAATAGGGACTTGATGTCCTCCACCTTGACCACCGAGAGATCCTGCACCAGCAGCAGTGATGTTGGCTGTGTCGCGAATCCAAACTCCTAGCCCCCGAAGCAGGTAAGGGTTTGTTCCATCGTCAGCGTCATGCTCCTGATCTGAGAGTAGTGCTGTTTCGATGTTACGAACCAGCTCAACACCAGCTTTCGCAGATGCTTCAGCAATTTCGTTTCCAGCCCCCAGACCAGCAACGTCAGATACATCCTGAGCCAGGCGTGAAACTTGGTAGGACTTTCGGAAAGTCTGCAGGTAAGTTGAGAGCAATGCTCGATTGATGGCATGGTTGTCGTAAGACGAAACGTCTGTTCCATCGACGGTGCCACCCAGTGCAGGGTCCGCATACGTGTCAACGGGCCAGGACATGAATGTGTTGTGTGGTGTAGTCCCTTTATTGATGAGACTCATTAGTGGAGTCGCTTTGGAATCGACTCTCGTTAGCAATTCTAAAAGGTCTTCTTTTTTTGCGACCTGATCTTTTTCAAATAACATTGACATAGATAATCCTCTTTCTTATTAGATGTTAGCTGCAGCCTTGATCCAATCCTTCAGACCGTCCCTGGAACCTGTTTTCTTTACTCTTTCCCTGGCTGACTTCATACGTTGATCGATGTCGCTAACCTGCGGTTTTGTGACTGCAGGTCTCCCTGGTTGAGGAGTGGGATCTGGGGTCCTTGTTTGCTTTGTCGCTTTATTCGCCTGCTCCTGCTCTACGTAGTAGCCAACTAACGATCTTGCTAAATACAGGTCCACGTCTGGGAGATTCTTGATCCCAGGGTTTTCCTGTTTGACCTGATCCACCCATGCTCTCGCAGGGTTTTTTGGATCGCGTAACCAAGGATACTTGGTTGATGCGAACTCAAATGATTGTGACTGCTGCTCGATCTGCTTGCGTCTTTTCGGAATGTCTGACTGACGCTGATATTCAGCGTTCAGTGCCAGGTCTTCCAACCATACTTCCACGTCATCAGGCATGTTTTCCCCAACTCGTTTTTCAATTTCTTGTTCAACTGAGTCAGGATCACGTCTGTAACGCGATAAGCTTCGCTTTGCCCATCGTTCTGCTGCCAATGCGTCATCCATCAGCCGATCCAGGTCCTCCTGGGTTTCGGCTTGAGTCACCAGTTCAGAGATATT